TTTTAAAAAAAAAACAAAAAAAAAAAAAAAAAAAAAAAAAAAAAAAAAAATTTGCTAAAAAAAAAAAAAAAAAAAAAAGCTAAATGAAAAAACGATTATTAAATTTATATCAATTTTGAGGTTAGTTAGAAAATTTACTAAGGAATTCAAAGCTGAACTAAATGCGATAAACTCAAATTTATATGTTTCAGTCTATCAGTTAGCAGGTAAGTCAATTAGACGCCGTGGGCGTATTGAAGTCGATTTTGAAGATAAAGAGTTTATACCTAAATCTGTTTTTCATTTGCCGGAAACTATTAATAGGGTTATTAAATTAATAAGAAAAAGCAAAAGAGATAACGCATTAATTGTCATAGATGCTATTAGAAATCCATATGAAGCAAAATTTTTTAAGGATAGATATTCTGCATTTCATTTAATGTCAATAAATGCCCCAGATGAACATCGAACAAACTATTTGCGGAAACTACATAAGTTTTCTGAAAAGCAGATAGAGGAAATAGATTCTGTAGAGTCAGGTAAAGGTGATAACTCTTACAAACATCTCACTAATCCAAATGTAACTAAATGCATTGAACTATCAGATATACACATTTTTAACCCAAAAAATGAATTTGATAATGACAATATTTTAAAAGCACAATTAGCGTGGTACATCGCACTGATGAAGCATCCTGGTCTGATAACACCTACTGCAATGGAAAGGGTTATGCAAGTTGCGTATACGGTAAAATTAAACTCTGGTTGTATATCTAGACAGGTGGGAGCTGTAGTAACTGATGGTGAAAATTCAATAAAATCAGTGGGTTGGAATGATGTCGCCAACGGTCAGATTCCTTGCTCTATGAGATCGCTAGATGGCCTAATGAACGACTTTGATGAAAAAGTGTACAGTCATTATGAGAGAAATAATAGTTCTTTCAGAATTAAAGCTAATGAGAAACTATTAAATTTTAGGGCGATAGATAAAACTGGTGATATTTATAGAGGCAGGAACTTATCTTATTGTTTTAAAGATATACATAATGATCTTGATAAAGATAAAAAAGGTAATCAAGTTCATACACGTGCATTACATGCTGAGGAAAACGCATTTTTACAACTTGCAAAATATGGTGGCATTGGCGTTCAGGGGGGGAGGTTATATACAACTGCCAGTCCCTGTGAGCTGTGTGCGAAAAAAGCTTATCAGTTAGGTATATCTGAAATTGTATTTATTGATCCCTACCCAGGTATAGCTCAAGACCATATTATTAATATAGGTAACAAGCCACCAAAGTTAATACAATTCAGAGGCGCAATTGGGAAGTCATATCACCGACTTTATGAGCAAGTTATCCCGATAAAAGATGAGTTAGAATATCTTCTTGAGTAGAAATATTATACTCATCTTTCCTGAGGGCAACTTCAAGATGATCAATAAATATTGATCATCTTGATAGTTAATTGCAGAGTCAAACTAGTAGTCAGACTGAAGCTTTGATAAAAAATGTTTTTGTTTTTTTTTCATTTTCTAATGACTGGTTTTTATTGGTTTATTTTTAATGTTGCATTGCAATGCTTTTCTACTTTTTTAAATATGGCATCTTTTATGTTTTTATACAACAAAGATGAGGGCTTACAGGTTTTTTGTGATATGAAATTATCTTATTCTATAAATAAAATCTAATCTCAGTCTGAAGAGTTAAATAAGAATGGATAACCTGCTGAATATTATATTTGTAAATAATTTGAGTTTATTTTCATAAGTTACTCTATCTTAAGTTGCATAAAGGGTTTTTAGTAACTGCATCTTCAAGATGATCCGGCGAAAAGTGGGCGTAAATCATCGTCATTTTTATATCGGCATGGCCCAGAATATCGCGTAGGACCAGTATGTTTCCGCCATTCATCATAAAATGACTGGCGAATGTATGACGTAGCACGTGAGTGCATTGGCCCTCTGGCAGCTCGATGCCAGCTCGCTTTACTGCCCGTTCAAAGGCTTTTCTGCACGGGGTGAATAGCTTCCCTCTGTTCTTGGGGAGTTCGTCATACAGATCTTGAGATATCGGCACGGTGCGGTTTTTCTTGCCCTTCGTCTTGGTATAAGTGATGCGGTATTTAGATAACTGATGGCCCTGCAGGTTTTCGGCTTCACTCCAGCGTGCGCCGGTGGCCAGGCATATTTTTGCAATCAAAAGCAGACTGGGGTTTTGAGAATCAGCGCAGGCATCTAGCAGACGTTTAATTTCTTCCGAGGTCAGGAACGCCAGTTCCCCCTCAGCGATTTTAAATGTTGGCAGCCCGGCGAGAGGATTTGGTGCTGACCAGTGGCCTAGTTTTTTCAATGTGCCGAAAACCGATGATAGGTTACGTTGCTCAAGATTCACCGTGCGTGGTTTTACTGGCGACATTAGTGTGCCGTCTTCGTTACGAACGTCGCCTTTTAACCGTGCTTCGCGGTATTTTGTAAAGTCACCGGCTGTCAGTTCTGAGGCGATGGGGTCGCCTAGACCATTACAGATAATTCTAAGTTTCGCCATGAGGCGCTTGGGGTCTGCGAGTGTCTGGCCATACAGGGAATACCAAAGCTCAATTAATTCTGATAGGCGTCGCCGATCATCCTTTTCACCTAGCCACGGTTTTTTATTCACTTCTTCCATTGTGAAGCTTTCAAAAGCAATGGCTTCTCCTTTCGTAGCAAATTGCTTACGCACGCGCTTGCCATTGCGTCCATTGGGATAGCACTCACACAACCATTTGCCGTTTGGCTGTTTTCTGACAGTCATGTTTAGATACTCTTTATTACTTTGACTGCACGCCCAATAACTTCCACATCATCAGCAGAGCACTCGAAAGACGCTTCATCTTGATTTACTACAATCTTATTGCCGGGAATCCGCATAATTTTTGCAATAATAATCATTCCATCAATATTGATAAGCCAGAATCCATTGCTGACTTGTTTAACTGATTTATCGATGAGATAACAATCAGTAGGGGTTTCTAAGAACATCGATTCTTCATAATTTGCAGGTAATATGCTGTGGTCTAGGAAAATCTCTTCATCAATACTGAGTTGTCCATTCTCCAAGGTTCCTTTAGGAATAGATGGAGTTATGAGTTTAGATAACGGTTTAATTGCTTGTTTGTTCTCATTATGAGATCTTTTTTCAGTCTCAGATCCTGCTTTCATGCTTCCCTGTCCTGTAGCTAACCAAAGCAACGAAACACCGGTTTCTAGTGCGCACTGAATTATCCAGTCAGCAGGAAAGCTGTCACGTAACACTCTGTTTGCCATAGTGCTTTTTGAGACATTCAGGTGCTCACTTAATGCCTGCTTAGTTGTGAATCCATAAGCCGCAAGCAGCCTCTCAATAGCTGCTTTACCTCCCGTATCGGAACCCATTCTGATGTTTAACATTGGTAATCTCCATTTGACAATCTTGAATCAAGATCGTAATGTTTTCTTGTCTCTTGATGTGAGAGTTTAAGAGACGGGCTAAAACGAACTAACACGCACACAAAGTAAGAGATACTGCACTATGAGTACTGATATTTCAATTCGTGTACCAAAAGAGATGGCAACACCTGCAGAGTTCGCAGAGTGGGAGGGCATTTCCCGCGGCTCTGTTTACCAAAAAATTCACCATGGTCAACTTGCTAAGTACATGGTCAAGAAAGAAAAAAACAAAGGCCGCGTAAGTCTGCGTTATCTGATGTACAAAACTGATCAGGTCCGTGAATCCCTCGGACATTCCAACTTCCGCGTCATTGTTGGTAAGTAAGTTCAATTATGGGAACTTTCTAAGGGGGCAGCATGTTTGATTACAAGATTTCCAAACATCCGTATTTTGATGAAGCCTGTAGAGCTTTTGCACTACGTCACAATATGGCGAAGCTGGCAGAACGTGCAGGAATGAATGTTCAGACACTGCGAAACAAACTCAACCCAGATCAACCGCATCAGCTCAATGCGCCAGAAATCTGGCTGCTTACCGATCTGACAGAAGACTCAACGCTGATAGATGGTTTTCTGGCACAGATTCATTGTCTGCCATGTGTACCGATTAATGAGGTGGCAAAAGAGAAACTGCCACATTACGTCATGAGTGCAACCGCAGAGATCGGGCGTGTTGCTGCAGGTGCGGTATCTGGCGATGTAAAAACCAGTGCAGGTCGTCGTGATGCTATCAGCAGCATTAACTCTGTAACACGACTGATGGCGCTGGCTGCTGTTTCATTGCAGGCCCGTTTACAGGCTAATCCTGCGATGGCGAGTGCAGTTGATACCGTGACTGGCCTCGGTGCTTCATTCGGTTTGCTGTGAGGTGCTTATGCTGACGAAAGAACCATCATTTGCATCGCTGCTGGTAAAACAAAGCCCGGCAATGCACTACGGTCACGGCTGGATCATGGGTGAGGATGGTAAACGCTGGCATCCGTGCCGTTCACAAGATGAATTGCTGTCTGAATTGACCACGGGGATACGAAGAAAGTCAAAATGTATGCAGCGGAAAGTGAAGTGGTTTATCAGTTTCGTTACAGAGGGGAGAGTTATTCAGTATCTGAAGATGATTTGCTCTGTTGTTATCCGTCGTTGTCGGGCGATGGCAGTTACTTTTTCACGCTAAAGGATGGGACGTTTTTACGGGGAGAGCAGGTTAAAGTGATGATACGAAAAAATATATCTCCTCTTGAGCGTTACCGTAAGAACAAAGAGCGATAGTTGCGTTTTGGGAATATGAATTATGGCAATTAATGGCGCTGCGGCGACTGTTCCATTAGGCCCCGGTGAACGCCTGAATGGACTTAATCACATTGCGGAGTTAAGGGCGAAAGTTTTTGGTCTGAATATTGAGTCAGAGCTTGAACGGTTTATTAAAGATATGCGTGATCCACGCGATATTAATAGCGAACAAAATAAACGGGCACTGGCTGCCATATTCTTTATGGCAAAAATTCCAGCTGAACGTCATAGCATCAGCATTAATGAGCTGACCACTGACGAAAAGCGGGAGTTGATTAAAGCAATGAATCATTTTCGTGCAGTGGTGAGCTTATTCCCCAGACGGCTAACCATGCCGAATTAACCAACTAATGAAATTAATGGCGTAAACCCGCCGGGCATCCCTTTATCTAAATTCAGGAGAATTGATTATGCGTAATATTGAAACCCTCTCGACCAAAACCGGACCGGCTGACGCAGGGCTTAATATTTTACTGACAGAGGCTCGTCTGGAAGAACGCCGGGCAAGGGCTGAAGCAATGGCAGCTCGCCTTGATAGCCTGGCGTGTCATATCTCATCCCGCCAGCTAAACCACGTGGAAGCGGCAGAACTGCTTCGTGTGACTGCTGAAGCAATCCAGAACGAAGCGCAGGAGATCCACTAATGGCTGATGCAATGGATCTCGTACAGCAGCGCGTTGAAGAAGAACGCCAACGCCATATCCGTGCTGCCCGTGCCAAAACGCCGGGCGTGTCCCGCGTGCTTTGCATTGAGTGTGAAGCGCCAATTCCGCCAGCACGCCGCCGTGCCATTCCGGGTGTGCAGCTTTGCATTACCTGTCAGGAAATCGCAGAGCTGAAAGGCAAACATTACAACGGAGGTGCTGTATGAGCACCATCCTGAAATGGGCGGGAAATAAAACTGCCATAATGTCCGAACTGAAAAAACATCTTCCTGCTGGCCCGCGACTGGTTGAACCTTTCGCGGGTTCCTGTGCTGTGATGATGGAGACGGATTATCCCAGCTATCTGGTTGCGGATATTAATCCTGATTTAATCAACCTCTATAAAAAGGTTGCCGCTGATTGTGAATCGTTTATATCTCGCGCCAGAGTTTTATTTGAGAACGCAAACAGGGAGATGGATTATTACAACATAAGGCAGGAGTTTAATTACTCAACTGAAATTACTGATTTTATGAAAGCGATATATTTCCTGTATCTCAATCGTCACGGTTACCGTGGTTTATGTCGCTATAACAAGAGCGGGCATTTCAACATTCCCTACGGTAATTATAAAAATCCGTATTTTCCTGAAAAAGAAATTCGTGCATTTGCAGTAAAAGCCCAGCGGGCAACGTTTATCTGCGCCAGCTTCGATGAAACGCTGGCGATGTTGCACGCGGGGGATGTGGTGTATTGCGATCCGCCTTATGACGGTACGTTTTCCGGCTATCACACTGATGGTTTCACTGAAGATGACCAGTATCACCTGGCATCTGTTCTTGAACATTGGTCATCAGAAGGATATCCGGTCATTATTTCTAACAGTGACACATCCCTGATCCGTTCGCTGTATCGCAATTTTACTCACCACTACATCAAGGCAAAACGCAGCATCGGCGTGGCAGCTGGTGAGAGTAAATCTGCAACAGAAATCATTGCTGTTGCCGGGCCGCGCTGCTGGATAGGATTTGATCCTTCGCGTGGCGTGGATTGTTCCGCCGTGTACGGAGTGCGTGCATGAGCCATGCTGATATGAACAACTGCAGCGGCTTTAACGAGGTCGCCGCAGCATTCTCATGGAACAGCCCAAAAAAGGCCATTAACCCTTATCTGGACCCGGCGGAAGTTGCGCCGGTTTCTGCACTTTCAAACCTGATCACTCTGTACGCTGCCGATAACGAGCAGGAACAACTGCGCCGCGAGGCACTGAGTGATCAGGTCTGGGAGCGTTATTTCTTTAATGAATCCCGTGATCCTGTCCAGCGCGAAATGGAGCAGGATAAGCTCATTAGCCGGGCAAAGCTGGCGCATGAGCAGCAGCGTTTTAATCCGGACATGGTCATTCTGGCTGACGTCAACGCCCAGCCTTCCCATATCAGCAAGCCGCTGATGCAACGTATTGAATATTTCAGCAGCCTGGGCAGGCCAAAGGCTTATTCCCGCTATTTGCGTGAGACGATTAAGCCATGTCTGGAACGACTGGAGCATGTCCGCGACTGTCAGCTATCCACTTCTTTTCGCTTTATGGCAAGCCATGAAGGGCTGGATGGCCTGCTTATCCTGCCTGAAATGAGTCAGGATCAGGTGAAGCGCCTGTCCACCCTTGTCGCTGCGCATATGAGCATGTGCCTTGATGCCGCTTGTGGTGATTTGTATGCCACCGATGACGTTAAGCCAGAAGAAATCCGCAAAACATGGGAAAAGGTGGCAGCGGAAACCCTGCGTCTGGATGTTATTCCGCCTGCGTTTGAGCAACTCCGTCGGAAAAGAAACCGCCGTAAACCCGTGCCCTATGAACTCATTCCGGGTTCGCTGGCGCGTATGTTGTGTGCCGACTGGTGGTATCGGAAATTATGGAAGATGCGTTGCGAATGGCGGGAAGAGCAGTTGCGTGCTGTCTGCCTGGTCAGCAAAAAAGCATCCCCCTATGTCAGCTATGAAGCCGTGATGCATAAACGTGAGCAGCGCCGTAAGTCGCTGGAGTTTTTCCGTTCTCATGAACTGGTGAACGAAGACGGCGACACGCTGGATATGGAAGATGTGGTAAACGCCAGCAGCAGCAACCCGGCGCATCGCCGCAATGAGATGATGGCCTGTGTTAAAGGTCTGGAGCTTATCGCGGAAATGCGCGGTGACTGCGCCGTTTTCTACACTATCACCTGTCCGTCGCGTTTCCATTCCACGCTCAATAACGGCAGACCCAACCCGACCTGGACAAACTCGACGGTAAGACAAAGCAGCGACTATCTGGTCGGCATGTTTGCTGCATTTCGTAAGGCGATGCACAAAGCCGGATTGCGCTGGTATGGCGTGCGGGTGGCTGAGCCGCATCATGACGGTACAGTTCACTGGCACCTGTTGTGTTTTATGCGCAAAAAAGACCGCCGCGCCATCACTGCATTACTGCGTAAGTTTGCCATCCGTGAAGACCGCGAGGAGCTGGGCAATAACACTGGGCCGCGCTTTAAGTCTGAGTTGATTAACCCGCGCAAAGGAACGCCGACAAGCTACATCGCGAAATATATCAGTAAGAACATTGACGGGCGTGGTCTGGCTGGCGAGATCAGCAAGGAAACGGGTAAATCTCTGCGTGATAACGCTGAATACGTTAATGCCTGGGCGTCTCTGCATCGTGTTCAGCAATTCCGCTTCTTTGGCATTCCGGGGCGTCAGGCTTACCGTGAACTGCGATTGCTGGCTGGTCAGGCGGCAAGGCAACAGGGTGACAAAAAAGCAGGTGCGCCGGTACTGGATAACCAGCGCCTTGATGCCATTCTGGCTGCAGCTGATGCTGGTTGCTTTGCCACCTACATCATGAAGCAGGGCGGCGTACTGGTTCCCCGTAAATATCACCTCATCAGAACCGCTTATGAAATCAACGAAGAGCCGACCGCCTATGGCGATCACGGTATTCGTATTTATGGCATCTGGTCACCCATTGCAGAGGGCAAGATCTGCACTCATGCAGTGAAGTGGAAAATGGTTCGTAAAGCCGTTGACGTTCAGGAGGCGGCAGCCGACCAGGGCGCTTGCGCCCCTTGGACTCGTGGCAATAACTGTCCCCTTGCTGAAAATTTGAACCAACAGGAGAAAGATAAATCAGCTGATGGGGACCCCAGAACGGACATTACCAGCATGGATGACAAGGAGTTGCACGATTACCTGCACAGTATGAGCAAAAAAGAGCGCCGGGAACTGGCAGCAAGGTTATGCCTGGTGAAACCGAAACGGCGTAAAGACTACAAACAGCGAATTACAGACCATCAGCGACTGCAGCTCGTGTATGAGCTGAAGTCCAGAGGATTTGATGGCAGCGAGAAAGAGGTCGATTTACTCCTTCGCGGAGGCAGTATTCCGTCAGGAGCAGGCCTGCGTATCTTCTATCGGAGCCAGCGTTTGCAGGAAGATGATCAGTGGCGGAACCTGTATTAATTACGCGGGTTAACAATTCGTGCTCTTAATAATACCAGGCATATCAGGCTGATGAATGTAAAAAAACGTTTTACATCAGTAAGATTATTATATACTGTAAATATAAACAGTGGTTATACATACAGTATTGCGTGTGGTGTCATAGGAGGAAAGATGCAGGACTATTTTTTGGAGTCTTTGAAGCTCCAGCGCATTGATTTTTTTCTTAAGCTTGTAGCGGCTAGTGAGTGTAGTGATGAAGAGAAGGGGCTGGCTCTGCAGTGGGTTTCTGAATTGACTGATGAACTCATGGCAAAAATCAGAACCCACGAATACAACCGCTCAATGGATGTCATCAGCTGAGGTGACTTTTATGCGCATTGAAATAATGATCGATAAAGAGCAGAAGATTAGCCAGTCTACCCTGGACGCCCTTGAATCCGAGCTTTACCGCAATCTGCGCCCCCTGTATCCCAAAACGGTAATTCGCATTCGCAAAGGTAGCTCTAACGGTGTGGAACTAACCGGACTGCAACTGGACGAAGAAAGAAAACAAGTGATGAAAATTATGCAGAAGGTGTGGGAAGACGACAGCTGGCTGCATTAAGAAACGTTGCTGGCGTCTGAACTTGCTTCTGGCGTCAGCAAGGTTGAACAACGAGCCCTTGCGAGGCGTTAGCTCTGTAGTGCATGTCTATGCCGCATGAGATCGCATGATCGTTTGAGGATCGTTTTTGCTAAGGCCCGCCAGAACTGGCGGGCTTTTGCGTAGCTCATGCAGGTGCATGAAAACCACTACATAAAGCGGGCAGGCGTGGCGGGGATACGAGCGCGCGAAATCCCTTACTATGAAGAAAAGTGTGACTTAATTACCAACCAGGGTTAAGCTTTGATTCATATTGAGAGTAAGTTGAACTAGAATATTTTAACAGAGAGGAACCACTGAGCGGTGGTGTTTTTTTGAACAAGGAGCAATTATGAAATTGATTGAACAGACGCATCAGATTAATTTTTTCACAAATAATAATGATATAGTTCCAAATACACTAACTATTGGATCTATGCTTGATAAGATTGGAAAATTTGGATTTGTACCTACTTTTGGTCAGGAGATTAATGCCATCACTGGTGAGAAAAAGCAAATTCTTATCATGGTAGATACCAATCAAACAGTAAGAGTCGAGTTTCCTAGCCATGGAATCATTTTTAATGGTTTGGGGGGGGAACCTCAAGCGTTTTCAGAAATGGTTCTATCTATATCTAGGGAACTACAAAACGTATTTCCGATGAAAAAAGGAAATAGGATAGCTGTTCTGAATTCACGTATCTATCAAGGGGATGAATCTGTTTACTCTTCGCTTTACAATGCTTTGTTTACCTATAAAGGTGTTAATCCATTTGAGTGGGACAATCGTATAGCTGTAAGGAAAAATATTGAAGAGTATCAGGAAGAAATTAATAGTATTAGTACAATTAGACGCGCTGAAATTTCAGCTCCATTTTTGAATAATGGTATGCCAAGTGATTGCGTATTATTTGAAACTGATACTAATACTCTTCCTCAAAATGGATATATGCGGTTTGGTTGGGATGAATATATCCGCGTGCTAGAGTTATTGTGTCAGGACAATCTTAAAACTATTGATAATTTACAACGCTACACTTCTCTGTAAGGTGATGCTA